CTTGTCGCGCTGCTCCTCTATTGGCCGAGGACTGCTGGCGCGAACATCAGGGAACACGTCGATGCACTGACCGAACGCTCGCGCAACTTCGGGTGCCGTCATGCGCCGCGCGGCCCGGCGCGCTGCAATCCGATGCAGGGTTGACGGAAGTCCCGGCAGCCGCAGGGCCGTCTGGCCGTCCTGCACCGCTGCATTATGCAGCCGGATCATCGCCTTGCCGGGGCCTTCCATATAGGGACGGGCTAGAGAGGTAGGAAACAGATCGGTTCCGGTTCGCGCGCATTCGAGCAGCGCGATACCCTCACGCATGGCGATCCGCCGCAGCGCATTGCCAAGTTGGCGCACCAGAGCTTGGCGCCCTTTGGCAACGCATCCGTATTCCTCCAGCCATTCCTTTGCAGTTTTGTCCGTCACGGCGGACGTGCCAGTCTGGTGGGTGACGCGCAGGTTCTCAATTACGGGCACGAGCTCAGCTTTGATTTCTGCGCGGATGTCGGCCATGAGCTCGCCGCGCATCTTGGTCACAACGGCCTTGACGATGCCACCCGTCTGCCCGGCGGTGAGATGATCGCCAGCTGCGATCGCCCGGCCGAAGAAGTGATTGAAAAGGACGTCGGCAGCTTCCGTCTGATATTCGATGACGCGCGCTCGCACGGTCTCGTTTTTGATCTGCTTTGGATTTACCGTCGCCAGCCAGAAATTGATGCGTGCTAGCGGCATGAACAGGTGCTGCCGCTCCTGATCGTCGCCGGGCATCTGTGCCCCCCGAATGGTGGGGGCAGATCCAAGGACCGGATGCTCGTTGATGCGCTCGCGCTGTTTTTCCCAAGCCAGCCCCATCCCCTCGACAATGGGTTTCATCGCGACAAGTGTTGTCTCAGGGCGGTCGCCGGCGATCGCAATCAGCTTTGCGCCGTGGAAGTCGATTGTGGTGAGCGCGCTCATGCCGCATCTCCTTTGCCGCCACCACAGGGAAACATATTCCGAACCCGGTCACGCCATGGCTCGTTGCGTTGCACCGATATGCCCATGCCATCGCAGACGATTTCTCGCACGCGTTTTACGAATCCGGCGTCATCGAGAGCGCCGTCCGCGAGATCATTGAAAACGTCAGCGACGTCGCCAAGGGCTTCCCAGTTGCTATAAGCCTCGCGCTCCAAGGCAGAACGGGAAATGCGGGCAAAATAGTCTTTGATCGGCTCAGGCTTTGATTCGCCGCATGCCTGTGTGCTATCTGCGGTCATCGCAGTGTTTCCTTTCCGGGTCATTGTGCGGAGACGGACGAGGGCGTGCTTGCCGGCTGTGCCTCGTTCGTCTCTTTCTGCGTTTCAGCGAAATGCTTCTCCAAAATCATCGTAAGTTCGGAGTTAATCGTGCGGTAATTCGCAGTGGCGTCCGCTTTGATCTGCTCGTGCAAATCGGGTCGAAGCCGGACCCTGAAGTGCGTCCATTCTCGCACCTTCATGTTTGCTCTCCGTCCGTTAATGACGCTCCCTGCGTCATGTCCAGACTTGTGTCACGATGCGTCATTGTTGTCTAGCGCAAAAAGCGTCATTCATTGCCGATGACCGACCAAGAAGCGCATTTTCGATTGAGGATACCCACAGACCTGAAAGAGTGGGTCGATCAGCAGGCGCGCGAGAACAACCGGTCTATCAATGCCGAAATCACTTGGATGCTTCGCTTTGTTAAGCGCGAATACGACGCTGAGATGAAGGCTCAAGCTGTGGACGCGGCAGAAACACGCCGGATAGCCGAGGAAGCCCTGCGCGTCGCCAAAGAAGCGAATGAGCGGTGGCAGCAGAACGCGCTCGCGAACAACATGAAACCGGAGTTTCGCGGCAGTTGATCCACGATACGATCTTCTGGCAGGCCATATGGGCCTTCGCATGGCGTACTGAATATGACAAGGAGATTTTGGGTTGTTCTGGGGCGCCGTTGGTATCGCATTGCTCGTGTGGTGGCTGACAGGCCGACTGGTTCCTGCTGTTTTGGTGTCATTGCTGCCGCTAGTGCTTGAGTGGCTTGCTTTCACCGATCAGCATCACTGGGATCCGCCTGGGACTATCCGATTAATGGTGGCGTTATCGATCCTAGCTTACGCGCCCTATGCCTACAGGCGCTATAAGAGGTCTCGCTCCGATAGGCTCATGTATGGTGTCCGCTTCAACGCCCGGAGGGATTGAGCAAGCGTGCATCCAGCGCGTTGAAAGTCGCGTCCTGAGTGTTCGCCAGTCGGTTTGCAATCCGGCGCGATACGGCACCTGCGAGAGCATTGCCGACCATGGCTCCAGCGGCGCCTCCGCCTGGGCCTCCAAGAATTTCACCGGTCACACCAGTCCCGGCCATGCTCGCGAGACGAGGACCAAGGCCTTGCGCCATATTCGCAACCTTCGAACTGGTCGCGAGGTTGACGTTCGTATCGGATCCTCGGGCCTTGCCAAGATCGATCCGTGAAGCCAGCCGCATATCGTCACGCAGCGTGGTCAGCGCATCGAGCTGCTCTTTCGTCACGCTGTCTGCTTCGCGATATCCGGGCTTGTTCTGGTCGCGCTTGATTGTGCCGAGGAAGCTGTCGAGCTTGCCAAGCTGCACCTCGCCCTGCGCGTTCGTCAGCTTGCGGGCCTGCAGATACCCCATGGCGTCAATTGGACGCGATGCTTCTTCATAGCGCGACAGGTAACCTTTGAACCCGGGCGCGCCGCCTTCGATGGCATCCGTGATCGTCGGTTTAAGATCCAGCAACTGGGACGCTGCTGCGTGGCCACTTGTTGCTGTCCCTCGCGCGGCTGGTGACACGATATCACCGAGATATTTGCGGACGTTCCACAAGTTTTCAGGCAGAGCCGTGCCATCTTCTTCGGAAACATCGTCAAGCTGATCCATGACGCGCTTGAGTGGCTCCTGAACGGTCGAGCGGCCCCGATTAGCGTCAATCAGGTTTTGCAGGTGATCGCGGATCGGAGCCGTATCGACTGGGGCCTGATTGCCGAAGATCTGCGGTCGGAGTTGCTGCTCCACCGCAGCGCGTGCCGCGATAGCGCTGTCCAGCTTTTCAGGCGTGCCGATGATCTGCTCGGCATAGGCATTGCGGGCGGCAGCATTCTGAGCATCCAGCGCCTGGAATGGCGTTGGATTGGCCGCGCGACGATTACGCTCGATCAAAGCCAGACCGGGATTGCCGGTGGCTTGCGAAGCCGTCAGCTGCACACCCGGAATCTTCGATTGCACCAGGGCGACAGGGGCTCCCTTTCCGTATTCGTCATAGATACGCTGCGCAAACTGATCTGCCTTCTTTGGGCTGGCGAACAGGCCGATCTTCACAGGGTCAGGCGCAGAGCCGGCGGCCGACTCCGGTATCGCTGAGGCAGGAGCGTCCGCGCCAGCGCCGGATGCCTGCACGGCTTCAGCTTGTTCGCGTGGCGCCAGCGCATTGAGCGCACGTGAAGCCGTACGCTTGCCGGCTCCGGATAACGCATTCACTGCGTCAGCGATCTTCGGACTGAGCGCACCCAGGACGCCGCCACCCAAGGCGGCGACGCGTGGGTCTTCGCCTGTCAATTCGGCAGTTCCCGCGCCCTGCGTCGCGCCACCAATTACACGCGCCAGTGCGTTGCCGTGCGTCCCGCTCAAAAGGTTTGCAACTGCCTGCGCACCGCGACCGATGCCTGACGTTCCAGCCAGGGCGCTTCCGACGCCAGCTGTTCCAGCAGACAGAAGGCCACCTACGAGCGCGTCACCTGCCATGCGACCTGCGCCTTGCGAGTAGGTCGCCCCCCAATCGTTGGACTGCGCGGCCTCTTGCGCTGCGTCGGCTTTGGCCAGACGCTGCGGATCAATGGCCGTTCCAGCAAGCAACCGGCTTACACCGGGGATATGGCTCGCAACGAAGATCCCCGCTTTGTCGATCTGGCGCCCCGCTGCGTTCACACCATCATTCGTGAAGGTCGCCAGGTTCCCGAGCATCGTGCCCTGATGGGCCTTGGCTTTCTCCGGCAACGCGCCAGATGCGCTATCGGGGTCGGTGCTTCCGAACAGATGGTCAAAAGCATCTACGCCAGCCGCCTTTGTGCTCGAAGCCTTATCATCATGCCCCGCATCGCCCCCGAAAAGGCGATCGAACGCGTTCTGCTTCGGCGTAGCTGGCTGACCGGCACCCGCATCGATACCCGAACCAGCGAATGGGTCGTTATCCTGCTGCGGTCCACGATAGTTCGCCGCGACTGCGCCAGGGTATGCCATGGTTTCCGGGTTCCCCCATTTACTGCGATCCGTGCCGCCATTGTAGGCACTCAGCGCGTCTTTCAGGTTCTTGTAGCGGTCCAGATTTTCAGACAAAATCCGCGCCGCGCCGTAAATCGACTGCACGGGGTCGTGTGGGTCGATGCCAAGCCGCATAGCTGTGTCTGGCATGATCTGCATGAGCCCGATCGCGCCAGCCTTGCTATTGGGCCCATTTGGATGCCCTCCGCTTTCCGTCTGAGCCATGGCGCGCAAAACATATGGGTTTACGTTCTGGTAACGCCCTGCGCCGTCATATGCCTCATCGAAATCAGTCACCGGGAAGCAGCCCGGCCGCACCCATGGCGTTCACGGATGCCTTGAACTGATCGAGCTGTCCGGATGCCTTCATGGCTCTGAGCATCTTTGCGCGCTCCTCGGGCGACATGCGCAGCATCTGATAGGCTCGGGGGTCGAAAGTCTGGCTGAACTTCTGGTTCCACTGCTGGAACTGTGAGGCCGGAACGCCCTGTCTCTGCGCCTGTGTCCATGCCTGGGCCTTCGCGTTGATGGCGTCTTCATTACCCATCAGCACATGCAGCATCTGGCGGTTCGTACCGGTCTGCAAGGCGCTGTTCGGGTTTGCGTGTTCGGCCGAGGCGAGCTTCGCATCCGTCCCGACGCCAAGGGCCGCGCTCTGTGCTTGGACCAGCTGGGCTGCGAACTTGTTGAAGGACTGGGAAGCCTCGATACCGTCTTCGTTTATCTGCACTGGAGAAAAATTGTTGAAGAAAGACGCAGCATGCCGCAGGCGCTCGTAACCGGGCCCGCTGTTGAAGTTTTCAAGATCACCTTCCATGTTTCCGAGCACGCCAAGGCGGTCATTGCGGTTTGCCGCAGCCTGCATGAGCGCGTTCGAGCCCTGCGCACTCGCGGCCGCCTGTGCAACCTGCGCCTGTACCTGCCCGGCCGCAGGACCAGTCTGGAAAGAACCCGGCTGTGACGGCGGCTGAGCTGATGTTCCAGCGCCGCTAAAGTCCTGCGGTCCTTGCTGGCCAGCCTGCGCCGGCCCCGGATAACGACCGCTTCCCATCACCTCAGGCGGTACGGTTGGGCGCGCCTGCTGAGGAACGAGGCCACCGGCGCCTTCCTGAGACAAGACGTTCCCCATCGTCGTCTGATGCGGCGTGCCGTTCGCGTCGGTATACCCAACCTGGCCTGCTGCATCGCTAGGCGAAATCGTTTTGGCAATCGGAGCGCCTGTCTGTGTGATCCGCCCGCCTGCGCCTGCTGACTGGCGATTGACGACACGCAGTTGGCCGCCGTCGTCGATCAGCTGGTTTTCTCCGAAAGCATCTGCAGCCTGCCCGGCAGCCGGCATCGTGCTGTCCATCAGCCCGCGCACGTTCTTGCGGATACCGTCAGAGGTGTTCGGCATCCCGTCATAGACAGCCTGGGCCGTCTTCACATCGAACAGGCCAGCGCGGATGCCGTGTTCAAGCGTCTTGCGCACATCGTCTTTCGTGACCTTCGGATCAGACAATAGCGGCGCTGCCAGCCCAGCCATCATGCCAGCCTTCAGCGACTGGTTCTGGATCTGGGAGCGCTCGTTCGCCAAATTGGCGCCCTGCTGCGCCTGGCTGGTCGAAACAGCATCGGGTGCCGCGTACGAAGCGTCGGCGTCCGCCGCGACACGTGCACGATAAGCCGCCGGATCGAACGTGCCATCTTGTCCGATCGATGCCTGTGTATCGCGCCCGATCGCCTGGCGCGCGGCAAGCTCAAACTGCTGCTGACGGAGCGCCAGGCGATTGCGCACTAACTCCTGAGCTTGAGCACCGGCCGCGAGCAGATTGATCGGCTGCGCAATGCCCTGTCCTGCCTGGAGGACGATGTTCGGATCGATCGGCATTAGAAGCCCGAGCTCCCACCGTTCATGAGCTGGCTATACATCGCGTACTGCGACAGGGCGTTGGTCGAGTTAGTCAGGCTGCTGCCGAGAGCATTGGCCGAACTGACATCGCCCGCAGCCAACGCGTTCGCACCCGACGTCGAATACTGGTTCGATGCACCCGCTGCCGTCAGGGCGTTCTCCGCGCTCGACTGGGCCGCCGAAAGCCCCATGCCCGCTTCAGTGTTCGACCGATTGAACTCGCTGTTCAGCGCGTTCTGATAGGTGTTGGACTGGTTCAGGAAGTTTTCTGAACTGGTCCCAAGCGCATTCGCGGCTCCAAGCTGATCCTGATACAAATTCTGATAGTCGCCCTCGGCCTGCGTGGTCGCGTAATCAGCAGCGCCCTTCATGGCGGCACCACTGTTCGCCAGGCCACGCGCCGCCGCCGAATTGGTCGCACCCTGTTCGCCCAAGGCATTGATCGCGGCATAGCCAGGCGTGTTCTGGATCGTTGACTGCGTGATACCGCTGCCATTGGCAAGGTTCGTCAGCAGATTGTCTGCCTGGTTGTTTTCGCCCTGCGCCTGGTTCAGATACCCGTTGGATCGAACGTTGTTGGTATATTCGGCGTCACCAAACTCGTTCTGAAGCGCCGCATCTCCAGTCGAGACATACGGGTTCAGATAGTTCTGCGCCGATTCACCGGCCCGGCCGAGGGACGCCGCGCTAGCTGCCGCTTGCCGCGCCTGCGTCTTCGATCCACTCGAAGCCGCTGAAGACGACATGGCGCCGCTTGCTGCGCTTGCTGCCACACCCGCGCCGATTGCCAGAGCTACCATGTCACACTAACCATTTGCTGAATACGGTTTCGGTCGGCTGGAAGCCCAGCGCCATAAACAGACGCTCCGTCGATTTGTGATTTTTCGAGCCGTCCATCCAGAGAGACACGCCGCGCCTGCGCAACTCGCCCTCATAGCACCGGAAAAGCTTAAGGGCTCCCGTCCCGCCGCGATACTCGTGCGCGATGAAGAAGATGTCGGGGCTCGCCGTCAGGCACGTTTCGTAATGCAGACCCGGGGCCACGAAGCCGATCTTGTAGCCGACGATAAGGCCGCCCTGTCTCAGCGTCGCGCACACAACCATGCCTTGCGCATCCCGATCGAGATACGTGCCAAACTGAGGCTGCAGTGGCACGCCGTGTGCTCGGTGCAACGATAGGTCATCGTAATGCTGCGGCAGAAGCGGCTTCAGCTCTGGCAGAACATCCGTCAGCCGCTCGATCTGGGCCGTCAGCATAGGCGCAGATCTACCAGCAGATGAATCCGGTCATCAGGACTGTTGTTCCAGACCTCGTGGTCCGCCAGATGGTCAAACATCCAGACTTCGCCGGTCTTCATATTCACCGTCTCGTCGCCGCAGCGGAACATACTGCCGGGGAGGCCCTGCAAGACGACATGATACCGGCGCCCTGGCTGATCGGTATAAGCGCCTGTAGCATCCGAGTGCGCGGCGATCCGACCGCCGGGCGGAAGCCGCGTGATCAAGACGCGTCCCAGCTCGATTGCCTCAACCTGCCGCATAAGGCCGAACACGATCGGTCGCACCTGCGGTAGCGCATCCCATGCGGGATAGAACACGGGCCGGTCGTCGTTCTGCACAGCCGCCGTGTTGTCGTTTCGTGCTGTCTTTTCCATGTCCGAATAGCGCAGCCAGATGTCGGACACGTCCAGATGTGGCGTTCCGTTATATTCGGTGCGCCATTTGTGCTGGTCCCAGAGATGGGGCCGCGCCGCAACAGCCTGCATGACCGGCATCGGGTCAACGTTCGAGGCAAGTTTGAGAAAGTGCTTCATCAGGTCACCGTGTAGCCGTTGACGACAGCCACCAGTCCCGCGCCCGAAGCCAGGATTTCGTCACCCGGGTTAAGGGGGAAGCCAGCGAGCTCGGGCGGAATGCACACAGCGCCTGCCGCGACTGATCGAGACGGGATAAGCGTCAGCGCTGCCGCTGATCCGATCTTGATCTGAACAGTCAGGTTGATGGTCGCACTGGTCGAATTGACGAACATCGCTTGCGTGACATTCGTGGTGGCGTTTGCGCCACCCGTCACGACAGCAGCGGACGAGCCTGTGATAGTCAGACCTGATTGAAGACAGACGTTTGTGACGGCCATATCGTTCTCGCCATGGCAAGTGCGCCAGCATTCGAGATTGAAATGTCCGCCCTGGCCTTATTCAAGGCCGACGTGAGTAACGAAGTTTGTAGCACGTCCTGAGCATCCGAGATAGCAGTTTGAGCATCCTTCTCGGCCTGATCCGCCGTCGTCTGCGCCTGATTCGCTGTCGTAAGTGCTTGCGATGCAGTGCCTTGCGCTGTCGCCGCAGCAGAAATGCCCTTTTGAGCGTCTACTTCAGCTTCCTGCGCAGTGGACAGCGCGATATTGATCTGCGTGACCTCGAAGCTGATATCATAGCCAGGCGCACCGCCAGTCCGGTTCCATAGCGCCAGAAGGAACTGGCGCCCCTGGACTGTGAGGTTGCCACCAGCTCCCGTCATGGGGCCGACCACGAACTGCGTCTGATAGTTGGCAGGCGTCGTGGTGTCGCTCATGGGACCGGATCAACTTCAAGAAAAGCGCCCATGAGCGCCGTCTGTGCAGCGCCGGACCACGTCAATCGGTACACTCTGTCGCGCGCCATTCCGAGCCGCCAAAGCGTCGGCCAATGATTTCCCGTTGTTCCGAGAGCAAGCTCGGCGACGGCACCAAAACTGGCGCCTCGATCATCCGACCAGTCCACATTGATCGTGATGCCGCTGCCGTTCTGCATGTCGAGGCAGAATTGCCGATGGATGCCACGCTTTCCGTCAGTCAAAAGGTGCGGAAATGATCGCTGCCGTTTGATCGGCGTGCCTGCATCATCCAGGGCGTCAAGCGTGACCTGGTAGATGTTCCCGTTCTCGTAGTCTGCAGCGTAGATCTTGCCATAAGCCTGCACCCAGTTCAGCGCGCGCAACTGGCTCTCGTTCCCGTTCGCATCAAGCGAGCAGCGTTCATGCCAGAGCCCGGACGACACGTCATAAACCCATGTGGACGATTGCCCTGGGATCGTCAGGACATAGAAGACATGGCCTTCCTGCTGGTAGACGCTCGCCACAGCCCCGGACAAGTCGCCCATATCCTGCAGCGCGCCGTCAACAGGGAACGTCGAGACCGGCACGGCTGCAGTGCCTTGGCCCAGATAGACGCGCGCGTAACCGCCTCGATCCTGCCCCAGCCACATTATGCCCCCATTGGGGGTATTAGCTGTCGTCGGCACCTTTGCGATTGAATATGGGGCAGCGCATCCGACCTCGACGGTTACGCCGGGGATGCGCTGGAACGGGAAATCCCCGGCCCCGCTGTCATACCAGAACTCGATCTGATCCCGCCCAAAGATCCAGATAGCTTGTCCGACGACCTCGAGGCCAATAATCGTCGTCAGGCTCGTCGCGTCGGATGCAACGTAAAGGCTATTGAAAGGCGTTGTCGCCTCGTCAGAAAACTGCGCCGGTGACGTATACCAGTTCGACGTGTCAGGGTTCACGAACAGGAAGAATGTATCAAGCAACGCGATCGTTGGGCTGCCGTAAAATGCGTCATCGGCGATCTGCATTAAGGCACCGAACGCGCCGCCAGGCTTTGGTGGCATCGCGCAATACCAGCCGCCAACGGCGGTCCCATCCACGATAAAAAGCGATGTGCCGTTGTCCGACATGCGGACTTGGCCGGCCCCGAGGCTAATTTTGCCGATGACCGTATAAGGGTCTCCGCTCTCATTCAGACGAACAACGTACGCCCCCATCACGAAGATGGCGTCGCCCTGGGTCGTCTGATAGGCGCACCGAGAAACCCCGCCGACCGCAACAGCAAGTTTCAAGCCAGGTGTCGGGTAGTAGGCGAACTGGATCGGTTCGCCGTCTTCCTGAGGAATTGGCTCTCCATAGAGATTCAGCACACGTTGAGACGCTACTGCGACTGCACGCGCGTCGTATGAGCCACCGGAGAGATTGATACGAGGCATTACGGTCCTACGTTCGCTGTCTGGTTTGTATGCGACCCGCTTCCGCTGTAGACGCCGCCTGAGCGACACGAGAAGAACGTGTTCATGCCGACCGTCCAGTAATCAAGGGCGGACGCAATCAGCACACCGTCCATGGTGGATTGCACGCCATCTCCTGGGTCGCAGAATACGTTGCCGAACACAGCGTCACTCGCGTCAGTGGATGTGAAACTATCGTGCGCCAGCTCAATCCCCGCAGTCCCTGTGGCGCCTTGTGCATTGCCCGCAAGGTTGCATTGGTGCGCAAACAGGCTGGAAATCCGCGAGCCATTCACACTATCGTACAGGCACGATGCCTGCGCGTTGTCGAACTTGCCGCCTTCGACTTCAAGGCCGTATGACCGAAAATGCGTGCTTTCCGCGCGCAGGTTGTTGAACGTCTCGCCACTCCCGTTGCCTGTATCGGTGCCGTGGGCGTAGATGCCCCGGAGCTTAAAGTGCGCGAAGTCGGTGAAGTAGTAGTTGTAGTAGTCTGCGAAGTCGCTTTCCACGTCGGTCATATCGAAGAAGTTAGGGCACTCGCCAAGACCGCCTGCCTGGACGTTCGTGCCATCGATCGTGCAGTCTACCTTGACGCCGATGTAAGGGTTCAGCATCCCGACATGGATGGCGCGTAGCGTCGCCACGAAGCCGTGGGCGTAGATGCCGATAAAGTGGCGCGAACCGAACGTCCCGGTCGGCGGTCCTGCCTCCATATTCACGTCATAGAGCGTCGGGCCATCCATGCGCGTGAGCGCGCCGCCGGTAGACGACGTGTCGGCGCCTGTGCCGACAAGCTCGATCCCGACACCGCCAGCGATGTTATCCTCGGCGTAAAGATGTTCGATGTATGCGGACTTGCCGCCCACCAGCTTGACGACGCTAAAAGCGCCCCATGAGTAAATGTTGCTCACGTGGAAGTTTCTGACGTAATCCGCCTCAATCATCGGCCCATTGATGATCTGCGTATTGTTCACGCCGCCGTTGTAGAGCGACACGTTTTCAACCGAACCGCCTTCGTCATAGTTTGCCGTGGCGTGGTTGAAGTAAATCATCGGGGCTGTGCCTGAGCTATTTTCAGCCAACACCGTGCCGTTTGTGTGATCGCGATTTCCTATGCCGGATCCAAGCAGTTTTATCCCCTCGCACGGAACCGTGACATGGCTCATCATATAACGCCCGGGCGGGAAAAAGACGATGCCGCCAGTATGGTTTGAAAATGCGCAGGCTGCAGCTATGGCACTTTGGACGGCAGATGTGTCATCGGCGGTTCCATTTGCCATTGCCCCGTACATCTGGGGTGTCAGCATCACCCCTGTCGAGAGCAAGGCGCTCGAAAGCGTCGATTGAGTAGGAGCATACATTGTGCTCGTACCATCAAGCGAGACACCGGTCATTGCCGTGCCAGACTGTGTGCCACTGGTGATCGTGGGGGCAGACAAAGCGCCCCCATTGATCGCTATATTGCTTGCCGTCCCTCCACTAATTGTCGGCAGCGAAAACGATCCGTTCGTAACGGATGGGTTGTTGAGGGTGCCGTTTGCAACATCCGCTTTTGTTGTCATCGCGGCTTGTAGGCCAGTCGGGCCTGCTAGTGTCACGGGACGTGCCATGTTCGGCACCGACTGAGCAAACGCCGCGCAAGGCAGCAGGGCAACAAGCGCGAGCAGTTTGCGCATCACGAGAAACCTCCGGAATAAATCCAGTATGGATTGGCGCCACCGCCCCGGCGCGGTCCGACAGCGGACGGCATCTCGAGAGCCAGAGGCGCACGATTGGCGAGTTTGATGGTCTGCATGGCAGTGCGCGCCATGGCGGTGATGATCGGATTGCCGCTTTGGCCGTACGAAGGCGCCAGCCGCTCTGCCAGGCACCACATGATGGCGTCCCAGTATTCAGGGGGCAGATTGATAGCGCTCGATGCCGTAAGATTGTTCGGCAGCACTTCCTTAGTGACGACATGCAGTTCCCAGTTACCGGCCTGGGGGATCGGCCAGAAATAGAGCTTCCCAACTGGAAAAGACGGCTGATAGAACACATGCGACGGCCACGTGCGCAGGCCTTTCAGGCCGATCGCAGAATAATCCTCGTAGCTCTCTATGAGTCCGAGTGGATAATCCAGAGGCCCGGCGTACTGGTTCGCATCCAGTCCATCAGAACCGAGCTGGAAATCCCCGGTAAAATCGCCTTCGTTGAAGTCACCAACGACGGAAGGTGAAAAACCAGCGCTTGTGGCAAGGCGCGCATAGGCAGACTGGATGCGGTCAGGACGGTTCGAGATATCAAACTGCTGACCGTCGCCCACAGTGTAGGATGAAGCGCCGGTGGACATGCAGAACGTGTCCACGAGGTTCGGGACAAGCCAACGACGGCGCTGCCACTGTGCGAGCATCATGTTCAAATGCATGACGCCGCTGTTCATACCTTGCGGATCGTTGTTCTGGCCGCCAACCCCGACGCCCAGCTGTTCGAGCGCCAGGCCCACCAGATCAGAGACGAGATAGCCCGTATTCGTCTCTGGCGCGCCTGTGCTGCTCTCCGACATCAGTCTGCCTTGGGAGGCAGAACGACGCCGGGCTCCGGGTTGCCGCTGGCTGCACTCTCGTGCGCCTGAACGCTGTTCGATACCGGCACGTCGCCGGCATCATCGATCAGCGCCATCTTGCGGCGAAGGTTGTAGGCGACCGCAAGCTCAGCCTCGGGCTGCGTGCGCGCAGCGTCGGCATCAGCCGCACGCTTGAAGCGCCAATCTCCGTCGTCGCCACCCATACGGGCATAGGTGTTGGGATCGGCGATGGATCGTCGGCCATAGACCGGGTGGAACCGATCCTGCGGCCAGCCGGGGATGGCATCGCTCGGGGATGCATCCGCAACCGGTTCGTCCTTGGCGACGGTCGGAGCCGTGTTAACGGGCGCTTCCCGCGCTTCCGCCGGGGACTGCTCGGCCGTGTTGGGCTCTGTCGGAGCCAGTGCTTCGTCGCTCATGCCACGACACCTTTCGTCTCCGCAGCGGCCTTTGCGGCCGCCTTGGTCTGCTCAGCGATGAACTTCTGAAAGTCCGCGCGAACGGCCTTCTCTTCAGCGATGTCGAACACCGTCACGGTCCGAAAACCGTTCGGGTGAGGAATCTCGCGGGGATACTGGTTATAGGCCATCAGACCACCTTTCCTTTCTTCCTCTTGCTTGTGTCACAAGGCTCGGAAAGCCTTTCGACCGACCAGCCATAGGCAAGCCGCGAATGAACGCATTCTGTCGTCAGGCCATGTTTTTCCGCGAATTGCGCCACCGTTAGGTCGCCAATCATCCGATTGGTCTTCCTGTTGTTTGCCTGCTCTTTGGGAGTTGCCCACCGGCAATTACCGGGTCCATATCCCCTGGAGCCATCGATGCGATCAATAGATGCCCCCTTGAACCAAGTTGGCCCCATGTCCCGCCAGAAGTCTTCGAACTTGTCCCAAGCGTTCGAGAAGGTGATGCCGCGCGCGCCGTAGCCATAGTAACCGGTATTAGTGACGCCCCGGCACCGAGCCTTAGCCGACACCCAAGAATTATAGGCCGGATGCTTGATCCGGCTCATGCGATGAGTCCCAGTGCGCCTGCTCGCAAGCTCACGCATCAGGCACCCACAACTCTTGCTGTTCCCCCGCGCCAGTTCAGGACCCGATACGGCGCGTTCGGTGCCGCAATCGCACCGAGCGTTCCAAAACGAAGCCGTTTTCACGTGGTGCGAGTAACCCAGCACTAGCCACCTCTCAAAACGCTGACCCGTAAAGTCCCTTTTGTAAGCAACCATTTGAACCTCCAAATGGAAGCTAGTACATTACGGAGGACGGTACAAGCATACTGTCTATACTTGGTCCGCGAGCCGCACCACCCACTCCGGACGGAGCAGCGCCATGCCGCACAGCAAGTCGAGACGCGTGACCCACTGGTCGGTCATAATGTTGTACTGACCGAGCATACGCATCGACACGCCGTCGTATGTCTCGCGCGCCGCCTCGTTCATGCCGCGCGGCAGGTCGAGATCGGCCGTTGCGAACGTGAAGGCTTCCGGCGTGAAGCAGATGTTGTTGCGGTAGATCTCACCCGCGTTGTTCACGAGCGTCAGCGCCGCCCCGTTAGCCGGAGACGACACAACGGTGCCGTATGCCACCTGGGTTCCGGCCGTGCCGCCGGTGGGCGTCAGGGCGGGGTAGATCGGGATCGATGTCGCGCCCGAAGCAACCGGCGCCGTCACGACGAACTGCTTGAGCTGGCCCGTGGACTGCTTCGTCACGCGGTTGACGGCATAGACGCCCGCGATCGTGAAGATATCGCCCGCGTTGAGCGTGCCAGTGAGGCCCGAAACGGTCAGCGCCGTGCCCGTCTGGTTCGCACCGTTGATCGTGGCCGCCGTGAACGAACCCGTGGTGTGCAGCGGGACCGGCTGATCGTGGAAGAAGTCGAAGCCGAGCGTGTCCTCGGTCAGCAGACCCGTGCGATACTGCTCGCTGATCTTGCGCTGCGGATTGAACAGACCCATCAGGCCGGATACCAGGCGCGCCTCGGTATTCGGATGCAGCATGGCAATACGCTTGCCTGCGCCTTCCGGAGCACCATTGTTCGTCAGGATCGCGCCAGCCTGCAGGATCGTGGACGATCCCGGCGTGATGGTGTTTCCATTGCTGTCCACGTTGTGGACGAAGCCATTTGCCGGTCCCTGGCCGCCGTAAAGCGCCTGATCGATCGTGCTGTAGAGCAGCGCGGATGCCTGGCCTGCGAGCACGTTGACGGCCGGCGCAATGATGCGGTCCGAAAACTCGTCCATGCTCATCGTCAGATCGACCGACGAGAACGACATCGGGACGTTCAGCTGGTTCGTGATCGACAGGCTGGTCTGCGTCTGGACCGTATTCTGCGGCGTGATGGTCGGGCCCATGCCGACCGCATAATCCACCGGCAGGCGAATGTTCAGCGTGTTGCCGATCTTCGCGCCAGTCTGGGCGAACTGGCTGTCATACTGGGTATTGACGTTGCGCAGGAACGCATTGGAGTTACGAAACAGACGCAGCGTCTCGCGCGTCAGCATCGTCATAGTAAGAAGCTGGTTAGCCACCTTGGTAAACTCACGGATTGCCCGTCTGGGCCGCTTTATTGCCCGCGCTCACCGATGAAGGGTCTTGCACGTAGACGGGTTACGATCCCGCGAACAACCGGGAAAATCGCTCCCGTAGCGGCCAGGCAATGCCTGTGAGTGGTATCAGGTTACCGCTTCTTATTCCGCATGGCAATGAAATCTTCCATCGACTGCGCTTCGTAAATCGAGCGGCTTGACTGCCGGACCGGGCCTGGACCGCGCGCTGCCGGTCGAGGTGCGTTGGAAACCTGGGGTGGGGCAGGCGGCGGCGCCACCGGCTGCTGTCCCTGCGTGGTCTGCGTCCATGGCCGCTCCCGCGCGATTTCCCGCAACTCGGCGTACGCCTGCTTGTTCGGCAGGTCGAGTAAATGCGCAGCCAGGTCCGGATCCGTTCCGATATGGTAGTACAGGGCCGCAGCGTCCGGAAGGGTTGAAATGTCGTTCAGAAGCGAGCGATGCCCGGCGTCTTCCAGATCAAGTCCCGCCTTGTTCCAGTTCTGAATGGCGCTGCCGAACTGCTCCTGCCCGAATGCTTCCGTGCCCTTGGCGGCGATGTCATTGCAGCGGCGGTTGAAATCGTCGGTATCGCGAGTGGCGGCCTGCTGACGCTCGACGTCCGCGCGAATTTCCTGCTCGGTCCGAGGTGCCTGTTCTTTCGGCTCCGCAGGCTGGCGATATTGCGCCAGTTCGCGCTCGAGCGCGGCAAGGCGCTGATCACGCTCGCTCAACTGCTGTGAGAGCGCATGCTTCTGCCGCGTGAAGCGCTCCAGGCGCGCTTCTTCCCAGCTGCGATACTTCTTCTGCGGAGGCACCTCGCGCTCCTGCTGGTCGCCTTCGGTCTGCTGGTTTGTCTGCTCGGCAGACTGTTCCTGCGTCTGCGTGGCACCTGCGTTCGGATCGAGATCGTTCGGCGCGGTCTGCTCGAGAGTTTCGCTCATTGCACTGCTCCATTCACAGCTTCAGGGGCGCGGATCGGACCGCCGGGGGGATTGTCTGAGGGCATGCGATCAAGCGGCGCGGGCGCGCCCATGCTGATGATCGCGTTTGGGCCCAAAACCTGGCGCACGAGTTGCAGCAGGACAGGGCGCAACATCGTCGGGTCCTCGGACCCTATAGCAGCCATGCGATCAGTGTCCGCCTTGCTCATGTCCACATCGTGCCGCATGGCGTCCATCACCTTGTCATGCTGGAATTCCTGCATGCGTAGGTTCTGGTCGAACGCCTTGTCCTTGAGCTGCTGCGTCAGCTGCCCAATGTGCTGCTGCAGCTGCTGGATCATCTGCTGAGCCTGCATCAGCGCTGGGTCTTCGCTTGCGGGTTTGAGCCGATCCGCGATTGCGTCGGCAAGCGGGAAGTCTGCACTACGGAACAGCAGATCGCCGCACTTCTGCATCAACTCAGGCGCGGCCTGCATCGCCTGCATAAGCGCGTTGAACGTCTCCTGACGCTGCGTCGCCCATGCCGGACCGACATCCGCCTGCACATCGTAGCGACCCACGCGGGGATTGACGGCCAGGATCGCGCCTTCGATCTGCAACTGATCTTCCGGGTCTCCTGCTGGGGGCTGCTGCGGCGATCCGTCAGGCGCGTCCGGGACGGCAACGGCATGCGCCTGCTGCAGGTTCGGATCGACGATCGCCTGCGTCATGTCACCATCAAGGCCGAGCACCTGCACGGCGCGCTGCGTGTCATAGACAGCCGGGATGGCGTCGATCAGGATCCGGCCGATCAGACGCAGCGCCATGCCCTGGTTATCGGTGTAGTGGTAATTTGCCGTGTCCGACTGACGCTGGCGCTCGTTGATGGCCTTTCCCGAGCGCTCGTTGCCCGGTGCGCCCATCTCGGCCTGATACTGTCCGCTCGCCATCTGCATCTGCAGGTCGCTTGTCTGCATGGCCTGCATATATCCGGGACTGAACTGCGGCGGCGGCACAACCTCAGGTGCACCTGAAACCGGAGTTCCGTCATCCGGGTTGATGCTGTTGTAGACCAGCACGCCAGGTGGCGAGATATTCGACTGCGCCCATTCATTCTCACGCCCAGCCACCATGGCGTCAGACGCGACCCACGATCCAACCGTCTGCGCCGCCAGACCCTCGATAAACTTGGATGCGGCGTAGTTGAACATAGATGCTGGGTCAATCAGAGCACGCGTCAGGCCCTTGCGATCAAGCTTCCCGTCGATCAGCGTCTCAATGCCGATAAAGGGCACGAGCGGGATATTCTTGAAAACGGTATCACCTCTGTCGATGACACGATCGCCGCCGATCAGAAACCAGTCAACGCGATGGTCCATGACCTGCCGGCGCTGCGCGTTCTGCGCCTTGCATAGCTCGACCAGTTCGGGCGGCATCTGGCTTTCGCGCATCGGGCCACCCGCGAATTGCATCGCAGGTAGAGGCGGCACGTTCCAAAGCGTGTCGCCTTCCTCGCTGCGCCGATAATACTTAGCAACGCGAACCGTATCCTTGCTGTCCCAGTCCTTGTCTTCCAGATCGAGCCCCTGGAACGGCTTGTCGCCCAAATCCTTGTCGCGCGGATACTCGCGCTCAAACTCGGCGCGCGGCATCGTCGTGACGATCATTGCCCACTGCATATCGCTGTGATCGGGCTCGCGGCAGTCTGGGTCCGAATAGACGCTCAGCGGGTCCGGCACGCTCTCGATAAACAGGTCCTGGTCGAATGTGTCGGCACCGCGCACGTAATCCGTGACGACGTGGATCCAGCCAATGCCACCGCCGACCTGACCGAGTATCGCGTTCGCATAAGCGTTCTGCTGAGCATTGGACTGCGCCTCAATGTGGCGGACGATGCCCTCCATTGCCTCGGCAGCCTTCGCGGTCGCCCCGAAGCCTGTGGCGACCACCTTGACGCCCATCTGGTTCTGGCGCGCGTCGTTCGTAACCTGCAAAACGTGCTGCGCCGTCTTATTGATGGTCAGGCAGGGCCGGCCGCCGCCAGTCACTCCCGTTCGGGCACGGTATACATCGTCAGGCCACTGATAATGGTTGTATGTATCGCCATGCAGGAACCTCAGGTCAGCCTTATAATTTGTTCTGGCCGCCGATTCCGTCTCGTCGCAATGCCGAAAGCGCTCACGTACTTCGCGAAGGATATCGGCGTCGCGTTCGCTCATGCTGACCACCTCTCGAAGCAGTCCTTTGACCCGCTGTAGGAAGTCGCGACGCCGCCGCGAATCCTGAGCGTCAGGATTACTGCCCCTTCAGGGGCGCTAAACGTCAACCGCCTGAAACAGAAACGGGCAGCTAACGTCCAGAAGCGGCGATAAGCAGCGCGGATTGATGCTCTCATGCGGTAACCCTATACCACAAACTTGCGGCTACGTACAGAGAAGATAGGACCATATTCCTACGCCCCCATCCAGCCCGCGTTGCTGCCGATGAAGGTCGGGCGCGGGGGGCGCTTGCCTTCTTCACGCGGTTTCGGATCGTTGATCGCGGTCGCCATCATGCGGAACGCGTCTGCGCCATGGGAGGCGTCGTCATGCAGCGGCCGGCGAGAGAACTGGCGTGTCTGTTGGTCCACCTCGTATCGGTAACGCCGAAGGCAGTTCACGCCGTCTGCGCATTCCCGATCATCGATCCACACACGCGGAAACAGCGTCCGGGCCGCACTGATTCCGGCTGCAACCGGAAGCTGGGGCAAGACGACCACCGGCATGCCACGCGCCCTAAGTTGGGCCGCGATCGTCTTCCCGCCTGCGCTGAGCTGCCCCTGATTTGCATCGTGCGGCAGGAAGTGACGTTCGAACTTGTAGCCCTTGCGCTCCAAAACGCCGATGTAATGGTCGAGGCCTTCCATGCGGTTCTGGTAGAATCCGATCACACGAATGTCGAAGCCAACCTTCTGCCAGAACCAGATCGATGTCTGGTCACTCCACCCCAAGTCCCAGGCCGTGAAGACGGGAGCGCTTGCGTCATAAACGACGCGCGTGAGACGCCCTTCCTCAGTCATCTGGCGCATCTCATTCACATAGATCGCGCCATCCAGCGTGTGGCGCGTGTGACCCATCCAGACATGCAGATACTCGTCGTAATTGCGTTCCTTCAGCGCGTTCATCTCGTCCATCAGCACGGACGGGAAATAGGGATTATCGATCCAGTTGATCTTGCGCACTACGCTGTTCGGCTGGGGCTCAGCAATGAAACGCTTGTAGGTCTCGTCGGTCTCAAGGTCAGGGTTCAGCGTGAGCCAGATCTCTGACCCTTCGCGCCGGATCGTCGGCAGCAGAATATCCCACGACGCTTTGCTAACTGTTTGCGCTTCCTCAACCCACGCACGCGTTACGCCCTCGAATGACTTGATCTTCGAGACATTGTTCCGGATGCCCGCGAAGCGGAATTCAGTCCCATTGCGGCCATAG